TCATCGAGCTCGACCAGGTTCGCCACCACCCGCTTGATCCGGGCCGCCGCCTGCACCCGGCTCAGCACATCATGGCTGAGCGCAATGGCATCGCCCCGGGTCGCGGTGCGCACGGCGCCGTCCTGGGTCACCTCATAGGTGTCGGGGCGATAGATCGTTTCCAGCTGGCGGCGGCGCGCCTCGCGCCAGACCTCGGCGGCATAGACCTTGCCCGGCAGGCTCAGCTGCTCGGTGAGCGTGACGTCGCCCACATGCCCGGGCCACGGGATGACCCGCTCGGTATCCTTGTAGTCGTTTCCGGCATCCTTGAACTTGACCACGAAGGCGTGGGGCGGATCGATGTAGGCGCGCGACCACTTGAAACCCCACGAATTGCGCGGGTTGATGTGATCGACGATCAGAGTGTTGAGCAGCGGCCGATCGATCACCACGCCCCATTGGACGCCGTCATGCCGGGGCGTCGCCCGACCCGCCGCGGCGATCTCCGAAAGCACGTCGCGCAGTGTGGTGCCTTGCTCTTCGAGCACGGCATTGTAGGTCAGCCCCTCGGCCGCGCACCACGCGGCCCAGTCGGCGAGCAGGTCGAGATCGATCCCGGCATCGCCCACCGCCTTCGGGTTGGCCGCGTGCTGCAGCACCTCGCGGTAGATTGCAGCCGGGTTTTCCGTGGCGCGGCGGATCCAGGTGCTGGTGGCGGTATCCCAGTCCCGACAGATCCGGCTCACGAGGCAGTTGAAGTTGTCGAGGCTGCCATTGATCTGATGCGTCGCCTTGATCCGCAGCGCCACCAGCGCCAGCGGCCGGGGATAGGCCAGCGGATATTCCGGCCGGATCGTCTGCAGCGCCGCCCAGCTCGTGCGCTGGCTCACCTGGGTGTCGGTGCTTTCATCGGTGAGCATGGTCAGCCGCACCTGCCAGCGCCCGCGGGTCGGGAAGGTCCATGAATGCTGCCGGAAGAACGTCTCGGCTTTCTTCGCGGTGATCGTCAGGGTTTCGACCAGCTGCCATTCTTCCGCTTCCACCGGGCGGTGTTCGATCTTGATCGAGACGGTGCGGGATTTGCGCTGGCCCGAATCGTTGAGACGGAAGAGGCCCGCTTCCCAGACCAGCACGATGCTCGCGCCGGAGGCATCCGGACCCGTCGAGCGGATCACCGGCGTTGCGACGGACGGCAGGCCGCTGATCACCTCGCCAGCGTCATCGCGCTGCAGCGGGCGCGTCAGTTCCACGCCGATCGATTCCTCGACCACCTGCCGGGAATAGAGGCTGAGCGGCAAGTCAGTGGCGATGCCGGTGCGGACCTCGGTCTCCACCTCGTCATATTCCGAGAGCGAGGTCTCGCCGAGCCGCATGTCGTCGATCTGGACCTCGCCTTCCCCGACCACGAACACGGCGCGAACGTACTGCGCATCGCCGACGATCTCGGTGTAAGGCGTGGCGGCCATCGGCGGGGCGTAGCGCATCTTGCCGAGGATCACCGGCACGGCCCCGCCCGGCTCATAGCGGTTCTTCCAGCCGGTGATCGAATAGGTGTTCTTGCGCTCGGTGTCGGGTTTTGTCGGCGGGATCAAGGCATTGATCAGCAGCTGCCCGACGATCGTCAGGCCAACTGTTGCAATCGCTGTCCACGTCGCTGCAGTCCAACCAAAGGTTCCAGCCATCGCCGCACCGATTGGTCCGGCGAACGCAATCGCCGCGATCGAAACAACGATCGAGAGGATAGAGCGCAGCACCCCCTTGCCCGAAATTACCCGGATCACCACCCGCACCCCGGGCTTCGGGCGCGCCAATGCCCAAAGCTCGCGCGGCACGATCTGCGATCCGGCATCGGTCACGAGGGCAACCCGCATCCGGGTCCGGTCGGCCTCCGAGGCCATCGGCAGCGCCCGGGCAACGATCTCCTCGACGGTCAGTCCATGCGGCACGTCGAGCGCAATCCGCCCGGCGCCCGGGTCGAACTGCGGCGCGGCCAGCACATGGATCGGGCGCAGCTCGGTCATCGCGCCGCCTCCGAGATGATTTCAACGTGACGCCAATGGCCCGTGAACCGGTGTGCCCAAGGACCGCGGCGGTAATCTTCGAGCACCGCATGGGTCTGGCCGATGTGGATCATCAGACCGTGCCGGATGACGATGCCAAGGTGCGTCGACAGCCGCCCGCGGCGGAACACGGCCAGATCGAAGGCCAGCGCCGGGCCGGTGACCGGCAGCCAGAGCGGCGAGGTTTTCGCGCCCTCGATCAGCGCCGAGATCTCGGCATGCTCATCGACAGAGCCATAGCCGAGGTACTCGGGCAGCGTGATCCCAAGCTCTTCGCGGTAGATGATGCAGGCGAGGCCCCAGCAATCGGCGCCCTCGGCGGTGCGGCCGTGATCGAGATTCGGAATGCCGATGTAACGGTTCGACCAATTCATCGCCACAACCCCGGGAATTTCTGCCGCGTCATCCGGCCCGAGGGGAAATGCTCCAGCTCGATCTCATCGCGCGAAAGCGAGAGCGTGATCTCGGATGCCGTGCCCTCGGCATTGGTGAGGCGCAGATCCTGCCACTCGGCCTCGATCACATCGGGGGTGCCAGCCTCGACCACGGCCATCGCGACCGTGGCCTGCCCGACATAGGAGCGGAGCACCTCGACCATGCGCGCATCGAGGTTTTCGAGCACGATCTGCGCTTGCGCCGGTGCATCGTCAGCGTCGTCGGGCAGCACGGCCGAGGCGACAATCCAGAGATAGGGATCGGTGGCCGGGTTCGCGCCACGCCAGGTGGAGCGCGTGCCATAGACAAGCGGCTCTTCGGTCAACCGCTCTGTATTGTCGGTGCTCAGCCGGATCGGCGCTTCGAGATCCGGGTGGGTGACCTCGATCAGCACCACCTCGATCTCGGCCGAGACCGCGTCGATCTGCGCCTGGCGCGCATTGAGAGAGAGACGGCGGCTCATGGCATCACCACGATCTGGATCTGTTTGCGAAACTCGATGCCCTGCAGGGTCTCGATCGGCGGCTGATCTCCCCAGGCGCAAAGCCAGCTCGCGGAGGTCAGCAAAGGCACGCCACCCGCGCCAAGGATCGGCGTGCCGTTCGCTTCGAGGAGCGGCCAGCCGTCGCGGGTCGGATCTGGCAGCCAGAACAGCGACGAGCCTTCGGCGCAGGTGACGCTGTAGAACTCGTCGAAGACCGTGCGCTGATAGGCGGAGAGGATGACCGACATCGTCACCATCTGCGCGACCGAGGAAAAGCGGCGGCGATACCCGGGCGGGCCAGCCTCAAAGCCGCGCTTGCGGCGGCCGTCCTGCGGTTGCAGCTGATAGCTCGATCGCTCGGGCCGGGGCAGCGTGGCGGGCCAAGTGGGATAGCTCATCGCATGATCCCCGCCGGGTTGATGCCGTAGATCTGCCGGAGCGTCCGGCGTGCTTTACCTCCCGGTGCGGCCACGCCCTGCGCCACGGCATCGGAGAGCACGAATTGCTGCTGACGCTGGCCCTTGCTGTCAGTGACCTCCTGCACCTCCATTTTCAGGGCGTTGGAGGTGGTGTTGATCAGCGTCGGCTGCATCTGGATGATTGGCGCCACCGTCTGGTTTGCAGGCGCGCCACCGGACAGAATGCGCCGGGTCAGGTCTGCCGGAACAATGGTGGAGGGGCCGGTGTACTCAACTTCCGGGCCGTTCTCGCCGACAATCCGCAGGCCCCCGTCATGCCGACCGCCCCCGGCAAAGCCCGGGATGCCGAGCCCGCTCAGGATGCCCGAGAAGAGCGTCCCCCAGAAACCGCCGCCACCCGCTCCCGCACCACCTTGCAGCGCCCCGCCAAGCGCCTGGCCGAATTTGTCGAAACCGGTGCCCATGTGGCCGAGCTGCCCGGTGGCCATCGTGGTTGTGGTCGAGAACTTCGTCATCGCCGCCTCGGCCGCGCCAAGGCGATTGGACCAGCTCTGCTGCATCGCGCTGCTGGACGGGACTTCGAACTTTCTCATCCAGGCATCGGTTGCGCTGGACACATCCGGTGCCGCCTTCAGCGCGGCCAACGCGCCGGAGTGTGTGGTGTTGAGCTCTTTCCAGACGTAATCGAGCTGACCTTGCACGTTGCCCAAGTTCTGCCGCCCGCCAATGGCATTCAGAAGACCGGTGGCGCGGGGGCCGTGGTGCTGGAAAAGCCCGAAGCTTGTGCCCGCGTCGCCAACACTGTCCGGATTGAAGCTGCTTTCCCCTGAGACGTTGCCCATGATCGCCGCCACTTGGTGCGGCTTCAGGCCTTTCGCGCTGAAGTAGTTCCAGACCTGCGATTGCACGTCGGCAGATCCCTGCAGCCCGCCCAATCCCGGACCAGCACCGCCAAGAAGCTGAGCGGTTCCAGCGCCGCCAATGATGACCGTTGCGGCTGTCACCTGCATTGACGCGACGGTTCGCGCCGCGGCACCCATGGCCAGCGCGGAGGCATCGATCGGCGGGGCTTTCCCGGTCAGGCGGTCCCAGATGCCCCGGATGCCCCCGACATCGCCCATGGTGGCATAGTCGCTGCCGAAGATCGCATTCTTCAGCGGGTTCGTGATCGCCAGCTCTTCGAACATCGATCCGATTTCGGACGCGAGGTTTTCGAAGGCGCCGCCGATGTCACCCTTCTTGAGCGCATCGAAGATCCCATCAATGGCGTTTTCGCCTGATTCTCTAACTGTATCCCATGCGTCGGAGACCCTCTGCGCGACAGCTTCCGCCTCTTTCGCCGCGAGATATTCGTCCCGAATTCTCCCGGCGAGTTCGCTCGTGGGGTCGATGTTCCGCTGACGGATATCGAGCTCGGCCTGGTAAAGAGCGAGCACACGGCGGCGCGTTTCTTCCGTCTGGCCGATGAGGCTCAGCTCGAGCTGCAGCTCCCCGACAGTTTCGGCCTGAGTGCGCAGCAGCTCTCGCCCCGCAGCGATCGCCCCGAACGGATCGGCCGATTTGAGACCCTTGGAGGCTTCCCACTGGTCGCGCAGCTGCTGCTTGTGCGCGTCCGAAAGCTGCGTCATCTCCTTCAGCTGACGCTCGAAATCCTGACGCTCCGCCTCGATCTGCAGGCGCTTCACCTCAAGGCTGTCGGCCCCATACTTGGCCGTCGCCTCGCCGATCCGCTTGGTCATCTCGAGATCGTCTGCGAGGTCGTAAGGCGCGCGCGTGTCCTTCAGCGCCTTCATCACATCGCCAGTGAGGTCCTTGAGCTCCTTCGCCTTTTCCGCTGCCGTCTTGTAGGGCGCGCCAATGTCCGTCTTGGCGACGGATTTCATCAGGGCGTCGATCTGCTCGGTGGTTCCTTTTACGCGCAGAGACTCGAGCGCCACTCTCGCGACATTGGTGCCGAATTCGAGCGCGGCGTCTGATGCACCGCCAGACGCATATTCGGCCTCCGCCAGCGCTTTCGCCAATCGTTGGGCAAAGAGCTGCCGCTCATCATCCGTCTTGGCGTGCAAGAAGAGGTCTAGCGCATCTTTGACGCCAACCGCCCCTTTGTTCGTCAAGTTGAACTGATCTTCGAGCTTCGAGAGGCGAACCACCCCGAACGTGGTCACGTCATCGATCTTCTCACCGATACTGCCGAGCGAATCCTTAACAGCTTGCGCAGCCTGCGCCCTCGCGAGGGACAGCAGCGCGATGTTCATTTCTCTCGCGCCCTTTGCCCCGGCGCCGAACTCTTCGCGCAGGTCGGATGATCCGGCTTTCGCGTCCTTCATCGTTCCGCCGACGGCTTTCGATGCCTTTTCCAGATCAGCAAGTGCTTCGGAGAGATCCTTGGTCTTCTCTCTAGAATCCATGAACCATTGCACGGCCGCGGTGCCGAAACCGATCACCGCCATGGTTGCCAGTGACATCGGGTTCAACATCGTCAGAAATGACGCCCGCAGCGCAGTGCCGAGCCCAATACCCGACATCCGCATACGCTGAAACAACTCGGTTACCTGTGACCCTTGCTGCATCATCAGCATCATCGGATTTTGACCGGCGGCAGCCATCATTCCAATGTCGGACCACTGGGCTGTCAGCGCAGCGGTGTAGGCATTTGCCGCGCCAATATGGGCGCTGTTGCCCATGGGCTGGACCGGAACCGGTGCCGGGGATGGAATGGGCGCAGGGGGCGGAACCGGCGCGGGTGCAGGCACCGGAGCCGGAGAGACAGGCGGGGTCACGGTGGAATTGCGCAACGCCTCGCGCGCCCGGGCCTCGGCCTCCGCAGCGGCGGCGGCTTCACGGGAGGCTGCCGCCGCGTCGCGTTTGGCATTGGCATTCTGAACCGTCGCGGCAGTGTCCTGGTTGGTGACGGCTGCGGCACCCTGCGTTTCGGCGGC